GCCTTCCTTCGATTGAAGTCATCTTGACCAAGCGGCTTCAATTTAAGGTACTCTTCCACGAATATATTTTGAACTTCTTCGACGCTACTATAGCGAGTTCCTCCGTAAAAATATTGATTTGAGGAAGTTTTTGTATATTCTGGATAATTTTCAAGAAGCCACTTATGTACCGGCATCCCAAAAATTGCACGAAAAGCCCTCGCACCCGGAAGCTGCTTATCTTCCGGAATCTCGTACATTCTTGGAGAATTACCCCCCGTTTTTTCAATGTATCGCTCGACGGCTGCAATGGCTCCAAGCTGTTTCCACCCTAAAGTTTCATTATTTCTCCTAATTTTTTCCAAAACGCGAAGCGCTGTGCAGAGTTCGTCACATTGTCCATCTTCTTCTGATTTGTTTTCAAAATAGTTCAAAATGACGGTAATTGCTTCGTTTTGCAACATATTAGTTTTGTTTTTCATGTATGGAAATCCTCTAAAAAATTAACTTTTGAGTTATTTCACCCTGTCTCAATAGTCCCGATGATATATGGACGGAGAAAAAAATATTTCTCAAAAGTTTTGAAAATTTGTCGAAGCACAAACAAACGCGCCTCTTGCGAGGCGCGTTTGTTGCAAGAAATTAAAATCTTAACGGCACCTCTAACATCAATTTTCGTCTTCGATACACTGCTTGTCCTCATCGAAAGTAGAGAAAGAAAAGAAAATCTCGACGCTTCCATCGTGATGAATAATAATCTTATCAACACAATCACGAATGAGAGTCTGCCGTTCCATAGGTGTTAAATGCGGCCAGATGTCACCCACGTTTTTAATACGGTCTCGAACATAGCTCACATGGCTGTCCCTAATGCTATGCTTGTCCTCGTTGTCGAGTTCTTGCTGTAACGTGCGAATTTGGTTACGGACGGCAAAGATGCGTTCGTGGATGACGCTGTCACCGGACTCAGAATAAAGCCCGTACAGCCGCTTGAGTTTTGTAGTCGCATCCGAGATGCGCTTCTCAATAATCTCACGAGTATTGGGTGAATGCCACTTTACCTCAAATTCTTCGAGGGGAACACCGGAACCAATTCCAAAGAGCTTATTGATAACAAGCTCTTCTATATCAGAAGCAAGAAAGCCCATGTTGGGACAATCAGGGTTCTTAACCATCGAGGCTTTGCTGGTATGAGAATAGCATATGATTTTGAAGTATTTACCCCACTTCATATAACGCATCCGCGCTTCGCAATCGCCGCAATAGACAAGTCCTGCCAAAAGATAATACGTGTTTGCGCCACACGCATTAAGGCCAGCACGACTCCTGCGGTCATACTCAGCCGCAGCAATATCGAAGGTTTCCTCGGAAATCAATGGCTCATGGACGCCCGGATATTCTTCTTCCTTGTAGTTGACATACCCACAGTAAGTACGTCGTTTCAGAATATTCCGTACCATCATATCGTTGCAGAGACCTAACATATCTGCAATCTTCTGGCAACTATAGCCTTTGATATAGAGGTCGAATATCTGCTGCACTTTAGGCGCGTCGGCGTTAGGGACAAGCGTTTTCTTATCTTTGTCGTAATCGTAGCCGAACGGAATATTGCCGCCACCTCTCCAAAATCCGGAACTTATACGTCCCTTCATGCCAATACGGGTACGTAAGTAGATGTTCTCACGCTCCAACTGCGCGAAAACGCTCAAAATACCTATCATAGCTCGGCCAAAGGGGGTACTTGTGTCGAGGGATTCAGAGATACTGACGAAATCCACTTCATTTGGAAGGAACACATCTTCAATCAGGTAGAGTGTATCCTTTTGACTTCGTGATAATCGGTCCAGCTTAAATACGATGACTGCCTTCAGGCGCCCTGCCATAGCATCAGCTATTAACTCCTGCATTGCCGGTCTGTTGAGGTTGCTGCCACTGAAGCCGGGGTCGGTGTAGAACTTCACGTTCTCCCATCCCTTCACAGTGCAAAACGCCTGTAGCTTTGCGGTCTGGTCGGGAATTGAATATCCTTGTTCCGCCTGTGCATCCGTCGAGACTCGGACATAACAGGCTGTGATTTTTAAGAATTCATCAAGGGGTTTATCACTCTCAAGGAAAGTCTGAAAATCAGGAAGTGCTAAGGGTAAATTGTTGGTTTTCTTCTTGCTATTCTTCTTGGGTTGTGTGTTTCGTGTTGTGTTACTCGCTTTCTTTGTTGTGTTTCTCTTTACTTTTTCTTCTGTTGTTTTCTTCTTTCTTTCAGTAGTCATATTTCTCCTTTCTTTATGGTACGTCCTCTGCACAGACGCTCGCATCTATTATAAAGTAAACATAAAAAAATGACAAGTCTCCATCCCGAAAAAGGGCCCCTCAGGAAACAACTTCCTGAGGGGTGGTGTTTTGCTTTTCAAGACGTCTCCTGACTTCAATAATGAGCGTTGCCAGTGTCGGACTGGTTATCTCCATTCCATCGTAGGAAACATCATCATCTTCGCGCACCCCGTTCCGATAGTAAATTGCTTTCAGTTTGGGGGCCTTATTCTTTACGGGACGTGCCATTTTATATGCCTCCTCTCGGCGTTTTGGATACCGACAGTTAAGTCGGAGTAAAGTAAACGATAACGACGTTTTGCCAACCGTTGTAACAGGTGTAAAGGGTAATTCCTCCACTGTTGTTGTACGCAACATCGTTTCCGTCATTATCAGTCAGTTCCGTGCCTTCATTGTGCCCATACTCCACCCCAGTACAAACATATTCTGTTCGACTGTTTCCGTAATCCATATATCCCACCGCACCAACCGCGCAGTTGGCTATGGCAGAAAAGCCCTGATAGTTGTGGTCTGCAATGAGATACTGGCTCCCATACGCACTGTAGCCGGCACTATCGGCAGCGTCACAAATTGCCTGTCCGTACTCGAAAGAATCGCTTCCAAGCACATAGGTGAAGCAAGCGACATCTATTCCAATAGAAGGGACAGACCAACGCCCAACGGCACCTCGCTGTTCGACAGCGTAAACGGCACACCTATTCTGCGAGTGCCCTGCGCTGCCGCAATAGCTGCAGGCTGCTGCGGTTTCCAGTGCGGGCTCAGACACGGGGGTCGCTACAGAGAATTCGCCCGCAGGGGTAGGAGTCTCCACCGGAGGCGTGTCTGAGTCCACTTCACTTACAGCATTTTCTTTTGTGAACCACTCAGGAGGCAGGTATTTATCTTCCTCCACAACGGCGGCAGCGGACACAGAGAGGTCATCAGTAAAGTAATCGAACGGCACCGAAGCCTCTGCACAGGCCATATGTAAAGATGTTGCACTTACCAGCAAAAAGGCAGCCAGCGTAACAGCGCGGCGGGAAATCTTCTTTGTTTTCATTAAAGCTGCACCCCCTTTATGCAAGCTGGAATGTCACGAGGGCAACATTGAAGTTGTGGTCGAGACAGGTATACAGCGTCAGACCGTTGGGATTGAAGTAAGAGGTATAGATGCTATCGCCATCGGCCCCGGTGAGATAGCCACCGGGGTTACGACCATGCTGGATGCCGGTGCAAACATAGGTCAGGACAGAGTCGCCCATGTCGATGTAAGCGTAGGTGCCTTCGGAGCAGTTGTTGATGGCGGAGAAGCCCTGATTATTATGGTCGCCAATAACGGTCTGGCCGAGATAGACGATTTGTGCTGCGCTGTCCCATGCATCTGTAACGGCCTGCGTGTAGTTGTCACTCTCGGTGGTATGCTGCAGAGAGTACCAAGTAACGTCGTAGACAGCCACGTCAACACCGACAGAGGGAATCCGGAGCCGGCCAACGGCACCATTGTCAACGGCACGAACGGCGCAGTAGTCTCTGGTGTGTTCTGCACTGCCGCAGTAGGAACAGGTAGTCGGGGTTTCCTGAACAGGCTCTTCGGCGGGAGTCTCTTCGACAACGTCGGCGTCGTCTGCCTGAGACTCGGCCTCTACGGGGGCTTCAGCACTTCCCTGTTCATCGGTCGTCTTGTCTGCTTCGGGAGTCTGAGCATCAGAATTTGCGTCCTTTTCCTCGTTCTGCGCGGCTTCTGCTACTGCCAAAGGCGGAGAGCTTTCGCGGGCTGCAAAGACGGGCAGCGTAGAGATTGCGAAAAGACCGCCAATGAAGGCCAGAATGATAACGGTGAAGAGAGCCCACCGAGGAATTTTGAATTTCGTTTTCATGTTCTTTTGTCCTTTCTTTTCGATTACGACGGAGTCCAGTAAGTGACGTAAATGTTTGTCCAGTGGTCAAGGCAGGTGTAACAAATCACAGTGCCGGAAGAATAGTTGCTGTAGCTCATTATGTTTCCGTTTCCATCGAGCATCTTTTCGCCGGTATTGTGTCCATATTCAACCTGATAGCACTCGTAGTAAGTCGCGCCATCACCAAAATCCATGTAGGCTTTCGTGCCAACAGAAACATTGGAAAGTCCCCAAAAACCTTGGTTATTGTGGTCCGCAAGAACGCCAACGCCGCCGCAGGTCAAGAAAGCTGCACTGTCGGAACGGTCAGTAATTTCCTGAACATAGGATTGGTCTGCATCCCAGTTACACGAGTAGGCCGCTACATTACAGCCAACAGACGGAATCACCCAGCGCCCATAGGCACCATTGGCGATAGACCTCTTTGCACAGATTGAGGAACTATGGTTCTCAGAGCCGCAGTAGGAACAGACTGTCGGAACGACTTCCTGTACTTCCTCCACGGCGTCGGGGTCATCTTCAGAGTTCTCTACTTCTGTGATGTCGGAAAGAGGGTCGAGAACTCCTTCCTTCAGTTCCAGAACATCTTGCTGCGCTTTTTCCGACAGCTTGGTGCCGTCCATCTGGGTGGCAACCGCTGCTCCAGCAGGAGGCGCTTCGTGGTTTGAGCGCTCTTCGGCCTGTGCGAGTGTCATGTTGGCGGAGAGAAAGTAGAAAACGGATACTGCGGCGAACAGGAACGTAAAGAGTGCAATTTTGAAAACCCCCCATTTTACTTGTTTTTTGCTTGTGCTTTCCAAAAATTGTCATCCCCTTTCAGAGCATAAAAAAGCGGAAGGACAGTCTGTGTTAGACTGTCCTTCCTTATAATTCTATACTACTATATTTCGATATTTTGTCAAGTTCTTGGAACGAACAAATTTGCGGAACCGTCGAAAGCCCTGCAATCACTCACTGCACGAGGCCGAAGTAAGCGAGGAAAATACCATCCCCTCCACCGTAGCAGGGGTACAGATGAACTCGCCACCGGATGTTGCTCAGATTTTCCACTTGCCGTCCACCCCTTTCAGAAACAATATGTTATGGGGTACACAACCTTGTTATTTCAGGGTATTACACACCATAGCCTTTTTTATGCGGTATACAACCCTGTTGTTTCAGAGCCATATATGCCGCTGCCGCAGTTATTCTGTGATACACAACCCTGTCGTTTCAGGGTTCTATATACCCGACACAGGCATATTCAGTTCCCCAAAGGTGCCAGTATCATCTCTCACATGATTACCAGCCAACAGAGTATTCCTGCTTCCACGACGACCATGCATCTCCACAGGCGTTAATTCCGGTTATACCATCCGTACTCGTTTTTAATAGATTTCAAAAGACCAAGTAGGATATTCAGCTTTCAGCAGCTTCCACTTGAGGTTGAAATCCTTTGTGGTCCGATACTTCTGCGTTGTGGTATCGAAGGGCTTTACGTCCTCCACCACACGCTTTCCATCACGCACATAGACCGCATCGGCCTTGTAGGTAATGCCGGAGACCTTCTGACCACGATACTCGAACTCGGTAATGATTGTCAAAGGAACCTGCCGGCGGAGGTCGTGAATGTGGCCGCCACGCTCCAAAATCTGAAGCTCTTTCCAGCGGTGATATTCCTTCTTGCTGTCATAGACAGCGGTAGGGATTTCACCGTTATTGCGGGGCTTACCGAAAAAGGCCAGACCGTCGGCATACTCGTATACCTTTACATTTCTATATTTTGCCGCCTTATTTGCCTTAGAGCGATGCTCGCGGGTGTTATTGTTTGCACCGTGAACACGGAGGCGGGGATTTTTCTTCATCATAGCGTTGAACTCTTTCTGAGACATATACATTATTTGTCGGCAACCTCCTCGAAAATCTTCATACATTTCGCATAGTTGTTAGACAGCGCATCAAATGAGGAGCTATCGCCGCCGGCATCAGGGTGATACACCTTCGCCAACCGGCGGTAGTGGAGTGTGATTTCTTCCTTGGATGTGGGAGGCTCTACGAAACCGAGAGCAATAAAGCAGGCATCTAAAGGCTTGGAGCGCTCCGGCAGGGCTTTCATGCCGGCCACCCATGTGGACAGGTCGTAGATACCACGTTCGACCATACGGGCGAGGTCTTCCAAGGAGAGCACGACCTGTGCGAAGGCATCGGAGCCGTACTGCAGGGAGATGCCGTGCTCTTGGGCGTTCTTCACGCTATGGGAGAAGCGGTAAAGCTCACCCTTGTACCTGAACTCAACCCAACACTCCTGACGACTCCAGTCGTAGTTGTAGTCGCCTTCTTCGATACCAAGCCGCGCCATTACGCGCACCAACTTGTCCTCATAGAGTTCAGGGGAACTATATATTTTTTTTGAGGCCATCCAGAGACCTCCTTTCAACTTCAAGTTGTCCTAAACGAATACCTACACACATATCATATATAATCTGGTACACAACCCTGTTATTTCAGGGCCCCATACACCTAAAACAATGCTCGATATCACGGTAAGTGCGGGTACACAACCCTGTTATTTCAGGGCCCCATACACCCAACACAGGCATATTCAGTTCCCTAAAGGTGCTGGTATCACCTCTCACGTAATTACCAGCCAACAGAGTCTTCCTGCTTCCACGACGACCAAGCATCTCCACAGGCGTTAATTCCGGTTATACCGTCCGTACCTAACTTTTAAGATTTTTAGTGGAAAGCGGCGCAGGCGCCGGAGTAGGGCCTGCGCCGCTGTGTGGGTGTCTCCAAGACCAACTTAGATGCGGTCCACATTCCCATTGGAGACGGAGTAAACGCCGGAGATGTCGATAGTCTCATAGGGCTCGTCGAACATCTCCAACTCGTGTGCGATGAATGCGATGTGAAGCTCGTCCTCGTCTGCTTCAATGCTATCGTCCTCACGAGCCCGCTGGAGCAACTCGTTACGAGCAGCAACCCAGTTTTTCTCAATGATTTCGAGATTGTTCTGCAGGTTTTCATCGTCGTTCTTAATGACCATCACACCAATGACGGTATCGTTGTCATTACTGATGAATACGACGACGGGCTTTTCAGATGCCTTGGTATTACTCATTTCTTTGTCCTTTCACGGGCGGCTTTGACCGCCATCTTTTCCTTACACTTTTCGTCAGGTTCCCACCTATTCCAGCGGGAACAGCTCTTACAGGGTTCTTTATTCGTCGGAGTTTCCTTATTGATGCAATCAAGACATCCACGTCCAACGTTCACGACATCCATCGGTTATTAACCGCCGAAGAAGCCGGAACCGAAGTCGCCGCCGAAGCCAGAGGGAAAATCGAAGTTGCCGCCATAGGGGACTTCCTTTGCGGGAGCAGCGGGCGCAGAAACGGGGGTCTCAGGAGCGAAACCACCGGCGGGAGCAGGCGCTTCGGGAGCTACAGGCGCAAAATCCTCCTCAGGTTCAGAGACCAAAGGCATGGGGATAGCAGGAGAAGCAGCGGGTGCCGTCTCAGGCGCAGGAGCAGCAGGCTCGGTGGCGGGGATGTCCTCTGCGGGGGCATCGTCGGCCTCGGATGCGGTGCCGTCCACGCGGCTGCGGGCAGCGGTAGCGACGAACTGGCTCAGGTCCATAGAGAACTTCCACTTCTCGTGCCGGATGGAAGACACGACGATATTCGCATCCACGGGGAACAGCTTGCCGCCGTATCTGCTCTTCAGCAGCTTGGCAGCGGATGCCTCGTCCAGCACGGCGGGAAACTCGATGGGAGCCTGATTGTCAACGTTGATGACTCCGTTGACGACGGATACGACGCCATAGCTGACGACACTGACGGTAAGGGTTCGGTTGATAGAAGGTTCCATGTTTTTATATTCCTTTCTTTTTGATTTCAATAGTTATGTAGACTCATTTGCAAACGGTATACACCCCCCGTTATTTTAGAACCGTATATGCCAAATTCCGAACGAGCCATTGGTATACAACCCTGCTATTTCGGGGTCTTATACGCCTTGTGTCGGTCGATGAGGACGGGATATTCTGGTATACACCCCTGTTAGTTCAGGGCCTTATACACCACATAGAGGCTTACTCGCGTCCCATCCGGGGTATACAACCCTGTCGTTTCAGGGTATCATACACCACGGCACTTTTGCGCCTCATATTAAGATAGGGTATACAACCCTGTCGTTTCAGGGTATCATACACCGCAGGCCCGCTGCGAGAAGCTGACGGAGATGGTATACAACCCTGTCGTTTCAGGGTATCATACACCATGGCCTCTTTGACAGTGTTTGGGGTGAAGGGTATACAACCCTGTTATTTCAGGGCTTTATACACCCGACACAGGCATATTCAGTTCCCTAAAGTGCTGCCATCACCTCTCACGTGAAATCCAGCAAACAGAGTCTTCCTGCTTCCACGATGACCATGCATCTCCACAGGCGTAAATTCCGGTTATACCATCCGTACTCGTTTTTATTTCCTTGGCAATGTGTGCAATCATTGCACACTTTATTTACTTGGTATAGGGCTTTAGGCAGGCTTCTGCTCGGAGGCGGGCATTTAAGATTTGATGTGTTTTTTCCACAAAACTTAGTTTTCAGGCGGGGATAAAAACCATACCTGCGTTCTGCGCGAGAAGCACACAGCTCCTCGTTAAAAACCTTTCTCCTTTCGTAGAATTGTAATAGTTCGGTGTACCATTGTTCCGTCCTGATGAGCCCTGAAAGACGCCAACAGCCCCATCAAAAACCATCACCGCCCCCGGCATGATACGAGCCATATCCTTGCATTGGGGATGGTGGGGCTTCACGGTAAGCTGCGATACCGCAGCATTGCCGTGAGCCTCGCGGAACTCCTCAAGACTATCGGACTTTTGCTCAATGGTCTTATGCCGGTTTGTTGCAACGACCTTGCCGTCCAGAATGTACTTCCGGTCAACCATTTGGCGGATACAAGCCTGCCGGTCGTGCCGGCGGAACTGCTTCATCTCAAAGGGTTCGACAGGAGCGGAGACCTCAATATCGGTGTCCAAGATGGAACAGGCGATACAGTAGGCATCCGTGTAATGTTCCTTCGGCACGTTCTTGGCGATTCGGAAGCCCTTGGTAGAGCGACCATCCGTGGCGTAGGCATCGTAGAGCGTCTCGCTCCCGATGTACTCCATGAGGTGCGGGATAATCTGGTTCAGCACACTCAAGGCGTGGTACTTTTTATTCATACCTTCCTTCCGTGTGACCAGCTTATCCGCCCACGCCTTGTCCGTATGGACGAGGTCATGGTGCTTCGCACAAAGTCCACACCGATTTGCCAACGTCTCACTCCCTCTTTTATGGCGAGGGATAACATGATGGTAATGGTCAATGGGCTTCTTGCAGAACAGGCAATGTCCGTCCTGCTGTGCGTACACCGCATCCTCCACGGAGCCCAGTCCGCACAACGGACCCTGCTGGTATTCCCACCGACGGATATTGGGATTATCCATCGCCATGAAAGCGAAGCGGTTCAGTTCCACCACCACTTTTGTGATAGGCAGGAACTTTGCAACCTTCGCAATCAAGTTGATGTGGGTCTGCAGTAGATGGTTCGCCGTGGGTGTCAACCAACCCGCAGGGCGGCTGCGGTTATTGAACCGCGCCTCCTTATTGCGGATATGGTGGCACATAATGGGCTTCTCATAGCCGGGGAGCAATCTCTCGACAGAACCCTCGGCGATGGTGGTTCCCGCAGCCTTCGCACGACGCTGGCGCTTCCTGCGCCGGTCCAACGTGCGATGGTTTCTCCGAAACGCAGCACGCTTCTTCATCAGGAGGGGTACATCCTTGTTGCGAGTCTCCAGATGTGCGGAGAACACACAGGAGCCGTCCTCCTTGACGACAGCTACGCCGATGTTCGTCCTGCCGGGGTCGATGCCAAGAATCAAGTCTTGGGTAGCATCAGGGGTATCATAGTTCAACTGGATGGTAAACGGGGTAGAACTTACGACTCGTGCTTTCTTCTCCTTGAGAAGATAACGCACACGTCCACCACGAGTCGTTGCCATCAAAGGCTTACCATCTTTGTTAAGCACATATACCATGTCCATATAACGTTATCTCCTTTCATAGTTTTTTCCGTTAAGGCACACCCCAATGGGGTGGTAGTGTTTCCCTTGCCTTGGCGTATGCTTGGCAGTTGCTGCGAGCTGGGAAAACCCGCAGGTGCATCCGTCGCCTCTACCTGAGAGAAAACTTACATACGTCGCTGTGGCTGTGGCTATTAGACTTTTTGCGGGTTTCCCACTTCAAATCTTCAATAGCCCTCGGAAGCCATGCGCTGACCTTCGGACAGCACGACCTGTGCCAGCGCCTCGTCATGCTTGGCTTCCGGCGCTACGGTGGCTGTGTCTACGTCCACCAGAGTGCGTCCAGCCCACTCAGCCTTATACTTAATCATGCTGGTCAGCTCAGACCAGCCGGCATCGAGGATGCTCTTGGCCTGCTCGTTGCCCTCAACCAGAGACTTGACAGCCACCTTTTCAACAGCGATGAGCTGGTTGCTGTTGACGAGTTCGCGGCTGATTTTATGTCGATAGTCACGCCGCTGGTTGGCAATATGCTCATGGATTTCAGCCACCAGCTTACGGTTCTTCTCATAGTTGGCAGAACCCTTCTGCTTGCGGGACAGACGACGCTGCTCACGAGCAAGACGCTTTGCGGACTTGCTCAGATGCTTCGGGTTCTCATAGTGTACGCCGTTGCTGTCGATAGCCAGCTCCTTCAGACCGAGGCTGATACCGACTTCGCCCTCGGCGACAGGCAGTTCCTCGCGCTCCACCATGCAACAGACGGATGCCCAGTATTTACCGGTAGAGGAACGGGATATCGTAACCTCACGGGGGATACCCACAGCGGGGCGGCCACTGCCGCGCTTGACCTTATTGATTTTCTGATACTGACTGCCGAAAGGGATTTGGATGCACTCGTCCGTCACATAGATGGTTCCGGCGGTAGTAAAGCTCTGAGACGGACAACGGGCGCTCTTAAACTTGGGATAACCGGGCTTCTCCCCTGCCTTTATACGGCGGAAGAAGGCCTTACGCGCCTCGAACAGATTCACGATAGCATATCGCTCTGCGGAACACCCGCAATCTTCCAGCCACGGCCAGCGCTCACGCATCTCGGTCAGAACCTTCATGCAGTCGAACTTTGACATACTTTCCTGCCGGCGGGCGTAGATTTTGCTGGTACGCTCCAAAAAGTGATTCCACACGAAGCGGCAGCACTTGAAGGTGCGTTCGATGACCTCGATTTGTTCATCCGTAGGATAAATGCGATACTTAAACGCTTGGAATGTCGTCGCCATAAGTCTTTTGTCCTTTCAAAGTATTGGTGTCCCCAAAATTCCTGTTTCACCGACGGATTTCGTCTCCACAGGCGTAAATTCCGGCTCGCCAAGCCGTATCTGATAATGATTTCTTGCCGGCCCTGCGGCAACCCAACCGCAAGAGCACTGGACCCCACAAAGCCCAATTTGAAAGCTGACGCACCGCGTCCGGCGGGTCGGCTTTGACTACGAGCTTCTGTGCCTAAGATTTGCCCAGCTTCCCAGTGCCCATGGGCAATGCAGGTGCCCACAGGTCATTGATGCCCGCTCACGGCGGCTGAAACAACACGGAGTATCTCCCTTATCACGCCACCGCCTACATATAGGCGCAGGCGGTTCGCTTCTCACGCTTCAGGAGACTTTCGCATTTCGCCGATACTGTCCGAGGCGGTTCGGCGCAGTAGCCTCAAGCGAAAGAGCGAGGCCTTGCGGCGAACAGAATGTGTCCAAGAGACGCCGATTTCCGCAACGAATCAATGGACGGACAGCGAGCAGGTATGAAGAAAGGACGCCACTCGACGGCGTCCTTGGAGCGGATGACGGGACTCGAACCCGCAATGACCGGCTTGGAGGGCCGGTGCCTCACCAATTAGACGACATCCGCATATGTAAAGAAGTTGGACTCCGTAGAGTTGAATTAAAATGGAGCTGCTGGGGAGGCTCGAACTCCCGACCTGCGGGTTACAAATCCGCCGCTCTACCTACTGAGCTACAGCAGCATAGGTGATAGATGGGGTGAAGCCCCCACAGGCGGTGCGGCTGAAATTTAATTTTCAACTGCGTTGTCTGTGAGGGCTTCGTACAGTGGGGGGATAAAAATGAAAAGAAAGAGAAAAAGTGTGGATTGGAGCTGACGGTGGGGGTCGAACCCACGACCTGCGCGTTACGAGTGCGCCGCTCTGCCTACTGAGCTACACCAGCAAGTTTTGGTAGTTGGCGGCGGCCTCCGTACAGGAGGCCACCGCCTTCTCTCGAAAGAGAAACGAAGAGAGATGAATACCGGCGGGGTGGGTGGAACGCCGGTTGGCAATGGCGGCTGGGGTCGAACCAGCATAACGTTGTCTGTGAGAGAGGCACGGCATTACCATTATGCTACGCCATCATGTGGTTTGAAGAATTAAGGCTGGGCGGCGGCCTTACCAACGTCGCCCAAGCCCAAATTCTCCCCGTTAAGGCACATCCTCGGTTGAGGATGGTAAGGGCGACGACCGGACTCGAACCGGCACAATCCCACAGCCCTCAAGGAGCTCTCTTAGGCGGGATGCACTACCATCTATTGTGCTACTTGTCGCCGTTTGGGGTGACGGAGGAGCTGCTAAGATGGCCGCAACCCCTCCGTGTTGCATCACCGTGGGGGGGGGAATCGGTGCTGCATGATGAAGAAAGAGGTTCTCACGTCCGCTGATGATTGGAAAAGATGAAGGTGAAGACAACAGCGGTGAAAACAGTTGGCGCACCGAACGGAGTCGAACCATTCAAAGCTCCCCTACCGGAGCCGGCACGGTATCAAAGCAGCCTCCGCGCACTTCCCTCAGGAGGCTGGTTTTATGTTGCGCTTACGAGTTTGATAAAAGAAAGAAGAAAACCGGAGAGGGTTTAGGAATCTTGACGTTTATACTTCCCTAAAAGAGAAAAATGTCAATTCTAATCGAGCTTTGCGGCTTCGATTTCCTTGCCCTGTCCACGGTTCAATACTAACACGAACGTAGGAAAATGTCAAGTCGAATTATAAAGACAAAAAATCTAACCGGCAGGACATACGCCTAAATCAGCCGTTTCTACAAAAAGCATAGTTGTGGTGCTGGGTTTGAGACTTGACAAAATATTTAGAAGGAGAATAAAAACAACTTGACAATTTTTTTGATTTTGTAGCGATTTTGACTTGACAAAATTTTATGTTCGTGTTTATAATGGGACATGGCCCCACAAACAAGAATGATTTCCCCACGTTTTCCCATAGATGAAAACGCTTTCCCCAAAAGGAGCCATTGTTGGTCAAAACAAATAAATTCCCGCTCCTTTTAGACATCAGAATAAAAGAGAGCGACTTTTTTGTTATCATTTTCAAGTTGGAATATTCTGGAATAGTCCAACCGAGCACAAGTGTTCACCATCTACGGAGGTGAGGATTATTACAATCAAGCTATCAACACTGGGCGTCACGCCACAGAAAGCAAAGCAATTCGAGAAAAAGGGCATCTACTCTGCAGAAGACCTGCTGAGGTATATACCGAAAAGCTACAAGGACTACAGACAGCTTGCTCCTTATTTAATAGACGGCGCTGAACAGGCCTGCCTTGTCACAGTGGATGAGGTAAAGTCCTTCGGACAGGAACTCCGCTACAAAGGCTCATACGTTCAGACTTCATCCAAGACGCCCATGCTCATTGCCTACTGCACGATGCCACAGAGTGGGCAAAAGCTGGTCATCACATGGTTCCGACAGAACTACCTGTTCCGAAAGGTGTCCAGTTGCGTTGGAGAAACCGTATATGTAGCCGGCAAGGTCGGATACAATAGTAAATATAACAACTTCACCATGACAGGTCCGGAGATATTCGAGCCGTCATACGGACAAGCACCGGGCATCCGGCCCATCTACGCACAAATCGGCGGGATGAGCGATGCCTACCTGAGAGAAAAGATTCAAGAAGCATCTGACCGGACTATCGGGATGATTGAAACGCTTCCTATTGATTACCTTGACAAAAAGGGATTACAGAGCTTCTGGACTTCCCTCAAAATGCTACACTTTCCTTCTTCCGAACAGGATATTAAAGCAGGACAAGCCCGACTGCTGCAGGAAGACCTCGTCTATTTTGCGATGGCAAATGAATGGGCAGCGAGAAAGATATCCAAAGGAAGCCAGTTCTCAATACGGACACATGGTTGGTATGAGAAAATAAAGGCTTCACTTCCCTACTCTCTCACGCAAGACCAGATGGATGCCATAGAAAGCATGATACAGTTTGCTGCAGACGGACATCGCATCAATGCGCTTGTCCAAGGAGACGTGGGCTGTGGAAAGAGCATTGTGGCGTTCTGTATGATGATGGTCATGGCCGAGAACGGGTATCAGGCAGCGGTGATGGCGCCTACGCTTGTGCTGGCGCGTCAGCATTACGAGGAGCTCTCTGCGTTGGCCGCGCCGTTCGGCGTGAACGTCGCATGGCTCGGCAGTGACCTGAAGGCCAGCGAGAAGAAGAAAGTCCTCGCCGCTATCAAGGACGGAGATGCAAGTCTCATTGTTGGAACTCAGTCTATCATCGGAGAAAGTGTGGAATACAAGAATCTCGCACTTACGGTAACGGACGAGGAGCATAAGTTCGGAGTTGACCAGCGTGCTGCGTTAGTGGAAAAAGCCTCTGGAGGCGTACACGCCATCACCATGTCGGCGACGCCTATTCCTCGCAGTCTGGCGCAGGTCTTGTACGGAGACACCGTACAGCTCCACACCATCAAGACGATGCCAAATGGACGCCTGCCGGTGATTACCGGTATCGCAACGAGTAAGGAAAAAATCTTCCGATTTATCCTGCTTCAGAAGCGTAAAGGCTATCAGACCTACGTTGTCTGCCCTCTTATTGATAAGAGCGAGAAACTGGAGGGCGTGCAATCCGTTGAAGAAGTCAGCGAGGAATACCGTTCCGTACTGGAGCCGTATGGAGTCCGTATCGAAACGATTACCGGCAAAACACCGAAGGACGAGGCGGACGGGATTCTGTCTCGTTTTAAGAACGGTAAAGTGGATGTGCTTGTCAGCACAACGGTCGTTGAGGTTGGCGTGAATGTTCCGACGGCTACCATGATGGTCATTGTCAACGCGGACAGGTTCGGGCTTTCCAGCCTGCACCAGCTTCGGGGGCGTGTGGGACGCAGCAACGTGCAGTCCTACTGCGTGTTGGATGCGGGCCCGTCGCCCACACCGGCGGCCATGGAGCGCCTGAACGCTATGGTTCAGACCAACAATGGCTTCGAAATCGCAGAGGCAGACCTCCGCATTCGAGGAGCCGGAGACTTCCTCGGCACAGAACAGTCTGGCTGGAATCGGTACATGACACTTATGATGGCGTATCCGGCGGAATATGAAGAAGCTAAAAAGGATGCAAAAGAGCTGTTGAACCGAGGAAAAGGTTCATGTAAGATGGTGGACTCCATCATCGGCGCGGGAGGCAACTGAAATAAGAAACCGTAACGACCGCATTTTTACAAAAGGGGGAGCTCAGACATGAGCGCAATTTTCAGAAGAGATGCTAACAGCACAAGCAACGTACAACAGTATGAAGAGAATCTATCAGCAACTGCATATAAGTCACTCATCCTTCTCCTCCGCTATTTACACGTGGCGGAGGACGAAGGAGTTCTCAACAAGGTGAAGAGCATTGTTGGTGATGCCACTCCATATCGTGCTGAAATGAAAAAGAAAAGGTTCGTTGAGCAACTTATCTGCCCAGAAGAAGAATTGGACAGTGTGCTTTTCGACAGACTCCCAATTACAAATGGCGAAACCCAAAGACTGATAGGTTGGCAAGGAATAAATTGGCAATGCGCTTTTCGTATACTGACTGAGCTGGATGCCTCCTACGCAGACATGATATCCTTTACGGATAAAGATTTCCCAAAGCTGCAAGATTTACCAGAAGACATCCAAGAGATGTATGAACTGATAGATAGTCTTCCGGAAATCGCCAGAGATGGCTTTATAAGAGAATCTGCACAAAGTATGATAAGTACGATGTGGAGACATAGGTTCTGGAGTGACCAAACAAAAACGGCAATGCTGCGTCCAGCGACGAGAGTTCAATATGTATTTGCTCGGCATTGCTCTATAAAGCGAAAAGAAATCTTAAATTTAGACGAACGCATACAGAAAAACGAAGAACCTTTCGATATCGACGATAAGCAAAAAGAAATTATCCACGAATTAGCTCGAATCATGTTCGTAAGAGCGTCGCTCACTACCTGCAACGAAAAGCAACTACCTCATATAGCGGCTGCATTTGGAGTGTCTCTACATTGGTTAATGGGAATGCCAAGCACATTGCGTCTATATGCGAAACACTCAACGACGGAAGATATTATAGATGCGTACTATTTCATGCCCGCTGCCAATAAGACGGAATTTAAGAGAGCCGTGAAAAAGTTCGTAGCAAAACTCGCAGAAATGGAGGCTGAAAAAGAATGAGAAAAAGAATTGATGGAATTGAAGCCTTCATGGACTGCAAAAAGTGGGCCGAAGCACTGAACACCCGCGTTTCTTATAATAGTGAGTTAAGCACCTCTAACCGCAAGGCCTCAAACGATATATACACTGCGTTCGGAATAGAGCTGAATAATGTAAGAAGACTTGTGTCCGCGAAGGTCTATGAAGAAATGTATCTCATTACCAAAGCACCTCGTATGTACGGGGAATGGAACATGAGAAGTCTCTCCGCAGCAATCGGAATAAATGAATCGAAAATGGCACGACTCAAGGAGCCGGATACAGGAGTTGCTACTACTGTCGGCCCATATGAGTTGTTTATTGAAGGAATAGATTCCGGAATTCAGACAAGTCGAAAAAGACCGGAAGGCTTTTTTGTACCTATTGGTGGGCTATATAAGCTGGCATATTATTTCTTGAACAAGTCTTGCGAAAGAATTCTATTTGGTGATGAATGTGCCCCTATCCACCTGCCTAACAGATATTCCTGCCTGTTTACTCAAATAGCGGCCACACCATATGCAGACTCGTTGGCGATTCAAAAGAAAATTCGGACAGAGTGCAAGCAGCGTGACAAATACATGATGCAGGGAACGGCAAGTGGGTTTAAGCAAGATAATTTTATTTATGAAGGCAAAAAGAGTGGGCCCATTGATTTCCAAGAATTGTATGTAAAAAGGCTGAAAGAAAAAATGGAAGACGACTGTTCCATTGCACCGACACTATTTGGAACAGAAGCAAATTCACAGCTTCGCAACTATTCGGAAAGATGCTATAATGTTACAAATGATGCGATTGAGGCAGCAGATAGAGCCATCATTTACGACAGAAACGGAAAATGCTTAAAGCCTGAATCCAAGAAAAAGAAGCAAGAGCCTAACGGAACAATGGGCAATCTGATGATACTCAGTATTGGACTGGATATGGCAGTTGACTACTTTGTTGCACCCGACTATACTAAATACTCAACCCTTCTGGCTCGCACAAATATGCCTGACCAAGATAAAAACGCAAAAGAATTCGAACTTGATGACGCTGAAAAGAAAACCTTGTCTGCGCTTCTCATTGTCGATGACGACGAGGCAAGAAGTGAAATCATTTCTGATGCACTTTGCGATTGCTGGGTAGCACAGTACAATTACGAATTGCAAAATAGCTAAATTGAAAGAGATGGATGCAAAGCACCCATCTCTTTTTTTAAGCCAAAAGGAATTGACAAAATATCAAACTGTGGTAGTATAGAATTATAATTACGAAGCTATTTTTATAAAGGAGATTATCTCCGTTTCCAAGTCACCATAAGTAATCAAGACAGTTATCCCATTCGTGGGGTGGCTGTCTTTTTTTTATATATTTTTATACATTTTGCAAGAAAAACGAAAGGAGAAATGAACTATGGCACAGCCCAAAAAGGTTTATCGCTACCTCGGCCCTATCCGTGTGTATGACGACATCTCCACGAATAAGTGGGGCGGTACGACCATGGCCGTATCGGAGCGTCAGGCCCGCAACAATCTGGCACATCAGTACAGACAGCAGCGAGGTCTGCTCGCCTGCGTACCTGTGAAGCTGACTGGTGAGCTGACCAGCTACACCGCACCGGTGATGCCTCCGTTCCGTAACAGACGCAGCCGCCCTTATCAGGGAGGTGAGCTGTGATGGAACTGAAAATTGCCAAAAAGGACGACCGCTTCAACGATTGCGGGTTGAGCCATCCCCTTCTGCGGGTCGTTCAGCCCTCTTCCATGTATAGCTTCAAGCGCGTCATCAAGGAACTCGGCGGGGTTTGGACCGACAAAGAGAACGTCTACTTCGCTCACACGAGGGATACGTTCATGGCTGCCTATCAGCCCCGCTACCCTGAAAAGTCGCCTGAGGACAGCGTCATCAGCTACGACTGGACGAAGAAGGTCTGGAGTGAGGCCGGCCCTCATGCAAAGAAAGTCGAGGTGGGCGTATGAGCGTACCTCTCTATGTGCTGCAGGAGCAGTCCGAACGTATGGACATCGTCTACGCCATGCGCCGCGAAGCGTTCACGCCTGAACAGGATAACCGTGCGAAGCGCTGCATTGCCGAAGTCCGTGCCGCCATCGAGAAGCAGCAGCAGACCTGCGAAGCGAAGCGTCAGCAGGCTATCCGCGAATTATTTAAGAAAGGAGTTAAAAAATGAAAGTAAAGAAGAAGGTTCACACCTGTGGCGAATGCTGCGTTTGCCACGAGCCCATCATGGTGAACGAGAAATATGTCGAGGCGACCTACGAAAACAAGCGTTGTCACCTTGGCTGCATGGAGACAGAGCCGATTGAGTCGGTTCTGTCTTTTTTCGGCGTTCCCATGTGCGTGACCAATTCTGACGGAAAGGAGGTCCATATCTATGGGTAGAAAAGGCATCATCCGCAGGGGTGATGTGTTCTGGGTCAATGCCAAGGAGATTGAGATTTATTCTCCTTGGGCACCGGAAGGAAGTCAGTTCAGAGACAAGGACGGCCAGCCCTCTAACAGCTCTGTCATCAGGGGCCACCGTCCCGCTATCGTCGTATCCGCTGATGACCTGAATCGGTACAGCAGTGTCGTGGAGGTCGTGTTTACCACGTCTTCCCCGAAGATGCAGCTTCCCTCTCATGTACTCATCACCAGCACAAGCCGCCCCAGCACGGCGTTGTGTGAGCAGCCGATGGCAGTCTCCACGAACGAGCTTGGCGCATACATCTGCCATCTGACAGATGCGGAGATGGTGGATATCGACTCTGCGCTGTATTACAGCATGGGGTTGAGTTCCCGCGTCAACGACAATGATGATAATACATGGCGTGCCCGCTATGAGACGATGCATCGTGCTTATTCCGAGATGCTCATTCATGTAATGAGAATCATGGACAGCAACATGAGAAAGGCATCGCCCTATCCTGTGGCTGAAATCGACCGTAAAGGCCGGAAAGAAAGGAGCAAGGACTGTGAATAAGCCAATTTACATCGTGTTTTCCTGCGATGCATGGAAGTCAAGAGACTCCATGCGCTTGGTCGCTGCAACGACCTCTCACACAAAGCTGAAGAAAATCGTGTCGAATTGCGTCGAGACTGAGATGTTCGAGTATGGCGAAGGCGATGCCAAGACCTCTGCTTCTCAGCTCCGCAAGGATTTCGATAACGGGCACAGCGTTCACGGTATTAACGACAGCCTGAAATACGGTTTTATTGATGTCGTTGACGATGGTGTGATGTGAGGCTGCTTCATGCAAAGAAAGGAGAAAAATCATGGGATACACTATCATTGATTCTCGCACGTTCATCAAGACGACTCGCGGCATCATTCCTTTGGCACTGGGCGGCAGCAACAACTGCACCGAGGTTATCTACGATAAAAACTCCAAACGCCGTGAAGTGCGTGAGCGTCACTGGTTCATTATGATGGGCCGTAACGCTCTGGAGCTGCCGGAAGAAGAGTTCATGGCGAAGATAAATGACACCTTCGCTGAGAACGATACCGAGTGCATGGTGTACGGCAGCAAGTGGCTCAACGGGGCTCAGACACGGAAGTGGTTCGCCCGTGCGGTGAAGGATGCCGCCTCTCTGGAGGACATCCTCGCTGCCAACCCCGGTGTCAACGACCTGAACGTAACGCTGATGCCCTACACGTCCGGCGAGCACCTTCTGTGGAAGTACGTCAGAACGACGGACGAGCTGGAGGTCTGGCTGGATGAGGCGCGTGAGATGCTGAAAGACCACGAGGCCCACTATATCTTCATGTCGTTCAGCGGAACGCGGCGCGGTGAACGCCTGCGCCCCGTCCCGAAGAATACAAAGGCTGTGGATGGGCCTGTCGTGCTGAAGCATCGTAGCTATGGCTACGTAAGCGGGTTCGAGAAGTTCGGATGTTCAAGAACGGTTCACTATGTGAAGGAAGCGTGCGATGCGCTGCTGTTTGCCAGTGATGAGGATGCGTCCGAACAGCTTGGAGACCTGCTTCAGAGATTCAATCTGGAAGTGAAGCCCGCCACAGACAAGCTGATGGCGCCGAAACCCTATGCGGTGATGTTCGCCAAAGGCGGTTTTTCCGGCAAGTATCTGGAGAAAATCAGCCGCAGCAGGATGCACATAACCTCTTTTGCCTCTTCCGCACAGAAGTTTGCTACCTTCGAGGATGCTCAGGCAAAAATCGACGCTCTTCGTGGCCGCTATACCTGCGTGCAGGATATGACTCCCATTTTTATTGAAAATTAAACCTCATAACGGAAAAAGAGTCGCTTCGGCGGCTCTTTTTTCATTTTCAGGACACGGAGGTAGTTGACAAAATATCAGGTTGTGGTAGTATAGAATTATAATTACGAAGCTATTTTTATAAAGGAGATTATCTCCGTTTTCCAAGTCACCGCAATAAATTCAGACAGTTATCCCATTCATGGGGTGGCTGTCTTTTTTTTATATATTTACATACGTTTTGTATTCCCGTAAGGCCTCACAACAGGCTGGGAGAAAGGAGAAAATTATGGCAAACATCAAGGTCGTTGAGACGAAAGTCGGATGCGATAAGCCGGAGAACACCTGCGCTTCTTGTAAGCAGTTTGTGTGGAACGACAACGTGGCGCGTTACGTGTGTCTCAAGGGCGAGGATGCAACAAGAACTGCGACCTTGCCCAGCAAGAAGTACGTGATGCTCTATGTGAACCACTCCCCCGTCGGCGAAAGCTCTCTGGTGGATGTGTGTGCGTTGTCCTTCGACACACCGGAGGAGGCACATGAGGGCGTGGAGCTGGCGAAGAACACACACGCTTTCGTCAGCAATCAGCTCAGAGCCAGACGTGGGCTTTTTCCGTTCGTCGGCGAGATGCTCTCCGATGAGGAGTGCCGCCGCGTGTTCGGCGCAAAGGTCCTCTGTGCGTCTTCCCTCTACTACACGGACGAACACGACGCAAGCGTCAAGGCGAGAGCCTTTTCCTACCTTGCAGTCGAAACTGCAAATGCACGGGATGTTATCCGGCGGCTGCTGCATCACAATCTGGACTGCGCCACCTGCCAGACCTTCGTTGACGAAGGCTGCGATTCCCACTACGACTGCCCCTACCACTACGAGTGTGCAAAGCTGGGAGATGTCTGGGTGGAACGAAAGGTGGTGTGAGATTATGTTGTTTGCAACGAAGCTGAAGAACAGTCTCACCACACTGGCGGAGCAGCACGGTATGGAAATCAAGGTCGAACTGAAGAATATCGCTGTCAATGGGCAGCGGCGCGGATGCTCCGGTTTCGTGACCTGCGGCGATAGCTGTGTCTACGTAAACACCGAGCACTCCATCTACGGCCCGATTTCCAGCCAGTCTATGTGCCGCTACGCCAAGGACACAAAGGACTTTTCCAGCAACAGTCTGAAGAACGGCTATAACCAGTTTGTAGCCGACGATGCCGTTGCTGCGAAGGTCATTTCGATGCTGAAAAACGGCAAGGGCATCCCCCGCCAAGGGGGATGCCTCAAAGAAAGGAGGAAACACCCGTGAGGAAGGACTACATTAAATTTCCCACGAGGATGAAACAGCTCATCAGCTTCACGGGCATGACCATCGAAAACAAGCACAACCTCTACCCTACCGATATCGACGGACTAATCGAATATCATGATAAGGGATATGTGTTTTTCGAAGTAAAGCACCGTGATGCTGCTATGCCCTACGGCCAGCGCCTTGCATTGCAGAGAATGGTTGAAGATGCGGCCAGAGTTGGCAAGACATCTATTGCTATTGTCTGTGAGCACACAGTAGATGACCCACGTATCCCTGTCACGGTCGCAACGTGCAGAGTGCGTGAAATCTATTACTCGAAGGAGCATCGCTGGAGAGCGCCGAAGTTTTCGGCTATGACCGTAAGGCAAGCTGTAGACGGGTTCCTGTACGCGCCGGCGATTCGGCAGTACAGGACACCGTCCGGCGGCTGCAGAACGGTTGCTGTGGCTCATGTAGCAGGAGCGAGACCGTACCCCTACCCTGCTTCCCCGCAAGCGCAGCGCGGCTACGGACCTGTACCTGAATGGATGCGCTGGAGCAGTTAAATAAGAAAGGAGAAAAAAACATGACAAAGCCTACCGAGGACAGAAGTGCCTGTTTCACGAATTGTCCGGTCAGGGAGTGCGATACCAGCATCTACAGAGGTTCCCGCTGTAAGGAGCTGCGCGAGAAAGCCGGTGTCCACTATGACCCCGACATCTTCAAGGACAAGAAGCTGAAGCCTATCCTGTTCAACGGCGAGATGGTACGTGCCATCCGCGAGGGGCGCAAGACGGTAACACGCCGTGGTGCGTTTCACTTCGCCGGCAAACGAGCGGAAGGTCTGTACCGTGACGGTGATGGGCGTCTCGTGGCAGCCTTTGCTGATACGGATGCTGTCATCCGCAGCTTTCGCGCCCCGTTTGATAAGGGCGATATCCTGTATGTCCGTGAGACAACTTGTGCCTGCGATTTCAACCGCTGGCTCTACAAGGCCGATTATTCGGATGAGGATTTGAAAAACTCCCCTGAGGTGAGTTCCCTCATTCACTGGACACCGTCCATTCATATGCCCAATGATGCGGCACGCATTTTCCTGCGTGTGACGGATGTGCGGTTGGAACATTTGAATGACATGAAGGACGAGGACTTCACTAAGGAGGGCATCACCTGTGACAGTACCTCCGGCGAGAACACCATGTCCCTTCAGGAGAAGTTTATCGAGCTGTGGGACAGCACGATTCCCGAACACAAGGCCCTGTCAAAGTGGGCCGAAAACCCGTGGGTATGGGTCATTGAATTTGAGGAGGTGCAGTTCTGATGGCGACGGATTACCATGCAGTGATTCAGGAGAATATCCAAAAACAGAACGGCACCTACAAGGGCGATACGAACCCATTCGGCATCTGCGGCACCTGTGGCTGCGAGCTTGAACCGAGCTACTTCGTGGAGGAGGAAGAAATCATCCAACATGGTGTGCGGTTCAAGACCGGTCGTGTCCGGCGGGCTGTGGACTGTCTCGTTTGCCCCAACTGTCTCCGTACTGAATGTGTGGACGACAGCTTCGACGGTCCTTGGATGGATAAAGCCCAGTGGAAAAAACTACACGGACTGCATTGAAAAATGAAAGGAGAAAAAGCAGTGAAAGAAATTCTGTTTCGCGGCCAGATTCGGCGGCATGGCGAGAAAGTTCGCATGGCAACCGGAGCACCCCTGCCGGGAATTTGGGTTTACGGGGGCGCCGCACGTCCCCATAATAGCCCGAAGGACTTCGCCATCATCTACACGTACTTGTCCGACACGGCTGAAAGCCGCGACGTTTGCGGTGTCTACGCGGATACCGTTACGCAGTATACCGGTATCGACGACAAGGATGGAACCAAGGTATTCGAGGGAGACATTGTAGAGACTTTTGAGGGCTTCCACCCCACGGCTCGTTTTAACGAGCACACAGTCGTGTTCCGCAACGGTTCCTTTGGCCTGCTGGTGAATGAGTCTCTGAAGACGAAGACAGCGGCAGAGCTGATGGATGAAGCCTATGATAACGGCCATTTCGTACCGTTCTGCAAGCTGCTCGGCACTAAATACCGTGTCATCGGCAATATCTTCGATGGTGTCACCACGCCGGCTGTGAAAACCGAATAATTACAACAATTTTGAAAGAAGCTCCTTCGGGAGCTTCTTTTTTTCGCCTTAAATTCATTGACAAAGTATCTGTTTGTGGTAGTATAGAAGTATAATTACGAAGCTATTTTTATAAAGGAGATTATCTCCGTTTTCAAGTCACCACATAAATTCAGACAGTTATCCCAATCTTGGGATGGCTGTCTTTTTTTTATATATTATCATACATTTGGGATTCCCATAAGTCCTCTTTGTAGGCGGGGAGAAAGGAGAAAAACATGGATTTGCGTGCCATTGACACGATGGTTCCAAGACCTATCCTCAAGCACGAAAAGTATCACGCCAATGCTATCATCATGGAGAATATCCGTGACACAATCATTGATGTCGTCCAAAAGGCGTTCAGCAATGAACCTGACTGTGAGGGAGACCCCTTTGGAGTGAAGCGTTTGGGTATTGACCCAACTACATTCTGCCGGACAACAGAGACTTATGTATCCTACGGAAGTGATTTTCCTGATGCGCTGGCAGACATCAAAGTCTCCGATGACGATGAATGCTTCTATCTCACACACTATTCTGTGAACATCTTGCTTCTCGAAAAGCTATCACTGCTTCTCGAAAAGCTATCACAGATGGGGGCCCCGCAGCCGACGTTTATAGACGAACTGCAGGAAAAGTTGGAACGGGCCGTAAAGGTAGCCGCTGAACAGTGGTCAGCACGTTGCTTTGTGAAAGGCATAGAGAAACGACGGTTCTCCCTTAATGGAGCTGCATTTCCCCTCTTTCACTTTGATTTCACCTTCGCCCACTCGACGTATTTCGACAATCCGGAGATTCCAGACGAGAAAATCTTTTGGGATGCCTACTGTCGAAAGGCAATGGTTGACCGGAGAGTAAGCAAAGAGTCGCTTCCGAAGCACGAGCTGTGTGCAGCGGACTTCGGTCGTGAATTCCCCCTCAAGCCGGGGAAACCTCGCAGCCCCATTGTCCGTATTCTCAGCATCAACCATGAGAAGCCCAATTCCTCCGTCGTACTCGAATACGTCAAGGGGAAAAACGCTGGCAAAAAGGTAGATGTGAGGGCTAAGGACATTGAACTTGCACTTTACGAGGATGACTTCGAGGACAAAACTGCGTTGTCCGTGCTGAAGGCTAAAGATGAGGAGGCGTTGTTTTACAAGAACAAAATAAGTCTCACAAAACGCATGGCCCACTCACGGCAGACGAGTATGTCGTCTTGGGCTGAAATGCTTGAAGCGTGGAAAGAGCTCGATGTAACCTACAGAGAGATTTTCGATACGCTCGGTACGAGTTTTGTGCTTACCGAAATCTTTCCGGATGCACGGACAAACATCTTTGGTGCTGTCTGCTGTGATGCAGACTCCCCCGAATATGGACACCGTGTTCTTTTCGGGTGGGACCTCATCGAGCGCATGGCGGAATGCAGAAATTCTGATTGACTCAGGCAGGCACGGGAGAGGTTCGCCTCTCCCCTGCTCTGCGCGGTTCGGGCAGCGGTGCAGCGTGCGTCGCCGCCTGAGCTGCCCGAAGGCAAAAGAAAGGAGAATACCATGGATTTAGATGCTTTGGATACCGCATACGGTGCCGAGCAAATTGACACCGATTTGCTGGAGACGGACATCAGAAGCCGGCTTGAATATACCCTTCGGAACGAGACCTATTGCGGACGAGACCCGTTCGGTAAGAAACGCTACGGTGCTGATTCTGTATCGCATCATTGGAATGGGTGAAAACAGTGTCAATAACCCGTGGTTAAAACCACGGGCTTGTGGTGAATAGCTGCAAGCCCTGATTGACTACCCTAAGTGCTTCGAGCACTACGTTATCCGAGAATGTATAGGCACCGTGGGACGTAAATCCTAATCCCACGCTCTGCGGTATGTGGTTAAACAGTTCTGAGGGTAAGGAACAGTGCTGCATACATGGAAACCTCGGAAAAACCTTGGGGAAGGATTCTCACTCTCTACAGAGAGGACAGTTTTGTCTAAGTTTAACTGTCACAACGACAAGAAAGGAGACGACATCAATGTATGTGTATGTACTCAACCAGCACGGCGAGCCTTTGATGCCGTGCTCCCCACGGAAGGCTCGCATCATGTTGAGAGACCACAAGGCAACAGTGGTCCGGCGTACCCCGTTTACCATTCGCCTGCTGCACCGCAGCAGCGAATATAAACAGGATATCACGCTGGGCGTAGATGCCGGAAGCAAGTTCATCGGATTGTCCGCTTGTACCGAGAGCAAGGAACTCTTCGCTGCGGAGGTAAAGCCTCGCAACGATGTGGTTGAGTTGCTCTCTACGAGGCGGGAGCTGCGCCGCAGCCGGAGGAACCGCAAGACTCGTTACCGTGCTGTACGGTTTAACAACCGCGTCCACAGTAAACATAAGGGTTGGCTGGCACCTTCGGTAGAGGTAAAAATCCAAGAGCATATCACAGCCATCAAGAGAACGTGTGCCATCCTCCCTATCTCCGTGGTCATCGTGGAGACAGCGGAGTTTGATGTGCAGCGGCTCAAGGCTATGCTGGAGGGTAAGCCCCTACCGGTCGGTACGGATTATCAGCTCGGAGAGATGTACGACGAATATAACGTTCGCCAGTACGTTCTCAAGAGGGATACCTACACCTGCCAGTGCTGCGGAATCCAGTCCACAGATAAGGCTCCAGTGAAGTTTGCAGTCCACCACAAGGAAAGCCGCCATGTCGGAGGCAATGCCCCCAATAACCTTATCACCCTCTGTGAGAAGTGCCATAGGCTCTTACACGCAGGAGTTGTTACTCTGGAGGAGGGTAAGAGGAAACGGGGTAAGAGTTTCCGCGATGCGGCATTCATGGGTATCATGCGTAAAACTCTGATGCGGAGGCTTCGCAATGAGCTCAGTATTCCTGTGAAGGAGACTTACGGCTATATCACAAAGCTGTTGCGCGAGACTCACGCCATCCAGAAATCCCATGTGAACGATGCCCGTTGCATCGCTCGTGTGCCGGACGCACAGCCCAGCGATACGCTCTATCGTATCCGAGCCGTTCGGCATCATAACCGGCAGTTGCATAAGGTCAATCCCATTAAGGGTGGTATCCGTAAACGGAATCAAGCTCCCTATGAGGTGTTTGGTTTCCGGCTCTGGGATAAAGTCCTGTTCAACGGACAAGAGTGCTTTATCACAGGGAGAAGAGTAAGAGGATATTTTGCATTGAAGAATTTCGATGGTAAGAAAGTTCATACAGGTGCTCCTTACACGGCACTAACGATTGTTGAGTCATCTACAAGTTACTTAATTGAAAGGAGAGGAGAAACAACATGAACCTGCACACACTCGATACTACCGTTGGTGCGGGAGCAATCACCAACAAGAATGGGCTCTGTGAGTTCATCAAGCAGGTTGTTGAGTTCAATGTGAAGGGACAGGCCTATTGCTGTAAAGACCCCTTCGGAAAAGAACGCTACGGAAATGACCCCGACCTTCCCCGTCCGTGCAAGGTTTCGTACGAAAAAGCTAATATCACAGAAGTCACACTCAACCTTATCGTAGACGCAGACAATCCCAAGTACGTTGAGTCATGCGTTGGTGAGATGCGCGATGATATTAAAGCGGCTTTGTGGTATGTGGCGGACACTTATAAGGCGCGAATTTTCGTACAAAGGCCATCGTTCGGGACAAAGCGCAATAGTGCTGGACGGAGATTCCGGTTTGCCGTGTTCGGTATCGAGTTCATCCGGACGCCGTACCACAACAACCCCAACGTGACTGATGCGAAAATCATCTGGGATGCCCGATGCCTGCGATTGCAAGAGGATATTGAGGATGAAAAAGGACGCACCAACGGCCCTCCTCATATGCCTCTCTATCCGTTAAAAGCAACCGATTATGAGCGTGAGTTTCTCTATGAGGGTGCCATGTATCGTATCGTTGACTTTGCGGACGAGTTCAGTTATTTGGACGTGCGACTGCAGCCTGCGGGAAGTACGGGAGACGAAGGTATCATCGTGGTTCCGTTGGCAAATCTTCGGCGACCTCTTTTGGATGATGACGCCGATATCCCCGCACGAAATCTGAAAGCTGCGAAGGACGAGGAAGCTGATTTTTACGAAGGCAAGGACTGCATCAAAGCTGCCCTCGCTCGTGATGGTGTGGACCTCATGTATCGTGAGATGTTCCAATACGGCAAACGCACCTACGCCTTGACTGCTATCACGCCGAATGCACAAAGCCTCTACATCTTTACTGCGACTTGCATTGAGGATATTGAAGAAGGAAAGGCTGTCGGTGAAAAGGTTATGTTCATGTATAAGGAGGTCATCGAGCGAATCATCGCCGACCGCAGAGGGCAGGGAGCTTAAAAACAAAGAAAGGAGAACGCCATGGATTTGAAAACCATTGACACCGCAGCCGACATAGGACGTGCAGAGGGTTCATCCCTCTGCACGACACTGTGCAACCACGTCTATGATGCGCTGAAAGACAAGGATTACTGCTGTAAGGACCCCTTTGGTGAGGTTCGCTGCGGCAACCGTCGCATCAACATCTGCTACGTTTCCGGCGGAGCTGCGACTATCACCCATATATCGCTTGCAATCTGCCTCAACAATATGCTCTTCGCAGATAATAAGCGGGGGATGAAGCTCTGCTGGACGGATATGTATGATGATGTTATGGCTGCTGCGAAGCAGGCTGCGGCGAAGCACAGTGCGCGTGTGTTTGCACCGAAACAGGTGCTGGGCACTGTACCACGTATTCAGACGGACTGGGCCAGTATGTCGAAGAGCGTCTACTCAAATGAGAAGCCTGTTTCTTTGCCGCGAGTCGAGAAAACCTATGTTGCAAAGTTTTCCTTTGTCTTCTATCGGACGTCCTACTATGCCGACAAGGATATTCCTGATTCCAAAATCATCTGGGATGCCTTCTGCCGGCAGAGGGAGGAACACTTCAGGCTTCACAAAGCGGATAAAACTATCATGCAGCCAGTCTATAAACTGAAGTATTCCGATTACGGCAGGTTGTTCTCTTATATTGAAACGACCTACTGTATCGAGGGCATCGACAAAAACAGCCTCCCCATCGGAGTATCCCTCCGCCAGATGGACGGCAGGGAACCCGGCAAGACTGTTGAATGGCCTTTCAACCGCGTGGAAGAGATTCTACGTGATATTGAGGACAGCATGGCTGCTGACCAGCATATTGAGTCAGGCAAGGAGGAAGAAGCTATGTTCTACAAGAACAAGCAGGTCATCCAACGCCGACTCGACGAGGAGGGCATCGACATCGTCTACCGTGAAATGTTTGACTTCTGCGGATGCAGTTATGTTCTTACTGCCATCCACCCCAAGGCACGAAAGCACGTCTTCACAGCTATTTGCCTTGGCGACGATGAGGGGAAGGAGAAGGCTCACAAAAAGACCTTTGGCTGGGAGCTGCTCCGCATTATCAGCACACACAGATTTCCCGCCTGAAAGGAGAGACCTTACGACCGAAAAGCGCCCCTACGGGCGCTTTTCTTTTGCCTGAAATCATTGACAAAATATCAAACTGTGGTAGTATAGAATTATAATTACGAAGCTATTTTTATAAAGGAGATTTATCTCCGTTTTCAAGTCACCATACGTAAATTCAGACAGTTATCCCAATCTTGGGTGGCTGTCTTTTTTTATATATTTTTATACATTTTATATGCCCATAAGTCCTTTTAATAGGCAGGGAGAAAGGAGAAAAACATGGATGTGAAATCTCTCAACGGCTCATCCGGAAGATGGAGCGATATTAGTCTGGCCGTACCATTTGATACCGGCATGGATAGAAAGATTCGTGACAAGCTGATGGATGCCGTGGCGGAAGAACTGAAAGGCAACGCCAACTGCGGCTACGACCCTTTCGGGGCAGAACGCTTCGGCATCAAGCGCCATAACTGTGGCTACATTCAGAAAAATGGCAGCTACATCGTCGGTATTGGTATCCGCATTGTGATGGATACGAATTACGATTCAGACGTGTCCCGCGAGATTATTCGTCAGGATATGCTTCCTGCTGTGCAGCGTGTGGCAGCACAGTTCGGCGTAAGGGCAACCGTTGTGGAACGGAATTCGCAACTCTTCGATGCGGAGTTGGAGGACAAAACAATCAGGCGAAATGTTCTCATCAATCTGTTTGAGTGCAGATTTTACCGCACAGTATTCCATGACGAAGCGCAAGTTCCGACCGAAAAAATCGAGTGGGATGCCTACTGCGCTCACTGTGCGACTTTGCCACGGGACGTTCCGCCAAAACGTTTGCTGAATCCGAACGATTTCGGCATCACCTTCAAGAAGGGACGATATGAGTACGAACTTGTTGGTGTCTACAAGTACCGTCCGTGGAAGTACGTTGTTGGAAAGCGAATCGGCGAAGTCTCTACTGGCAAGGAAATCCTCATTCCCCGTGAGGAGATGGAGCAGATTTGCTACGAGCTGCAATGCACAGACAAGGATGCTCTGGCCTTGGAAAATGCCAAGGACGAAGAAGCCGCATTCTACCGCAACAAAGAGTATATCCAGCATCGACTTGAACGCTTTGGCATCGACATTTCCTACCGTGAGATGTACTCGTATGACGGACATGACTTTATCATCATCGGCATCCAGCCGAAAGCCCATACCTACCCCTTCGTGGTGCGTTGTGTGGATGAGGACGGTCCGATGTCCGGTAAGGTGAGCAAGCAGCGGTTATGGAACGTTTTGGACGTGATTGCTGCGGAACGCAAAAATCAATAGAAAGGAGAATACCCATGCAGACATTCTTAGGCGCTGTCAGAGGTGTTGGTGTGATGCTGTTTGTGGCGTTCCTGCTGGTCGGCTCGTTGTGGCTCGGCCTTCATCACGTCACTTTCATCGGCGAAAAGTTCAAGGGACGTACCGGCAGCTTGCTGGCCTACCTTGCACTCATCATCATCTTTGGCGGCGGGCTGGCATTGGCGGTCATTATCTCCATCCAGTGTCCTATCAGCCCGCTTCATCAGTAGGAATACATTTTGTTTCCCGTAAGACCTTTAAGGCTGGGAGAAAGGAGAAAATAATGAGCAGAATTCATCTGTCCTTTTTAGCCCCCGGAAAGAATTCCGGATACAAAGATACCGTAACGGACATCTACTACAAGGGTATGAATGTGGGGTACATCATTGAGGACAAAAATAACCTCCGCGATGACGCCAAGAACTATATGGCATATCGGTTCGCCCATTGCGGCACTGATTATTGGGCTCGCGGCGAGTACATCTATGGCAGCCAATCTTCTACCATCGCAGGGGCAAAGGAGAAGTTCAGAGCTTGGTTCGAACGCGACGGCGTGGGCACTTACGAGAAGTCCGCGCCCAAGGTCAGGCAGCGGCACGCCACCGCACCTGAAACTCTCACCTCTTACGTCTGCGGTAAGGCACTCCGCATGGTGGACTGGTCTGCCGTGCGCGATGGCGACATTCTGAACCCCATTTGCGGGGACATGAGTGAGCTGCAGCTTCACGAGTGCTTCCGTCGCTTTGCTGGCTGGTACAGAAACAAAAACAAGGTCTGGCAGCACGAAAGCGCATATTACGGTGAAAAGTATTTGGATACCGTGGTAGAAGATGTTTGTGTGGCGGAAACGCTGAAGGAAGAAGGCATTCGTGTCGTCTACGACGACTTTGCAAAGTTCAACACACTGAAACCCTATCCCCTCATCATGTTCGCCCACACATCGGCGGTCTCCCCTGCTTTCGCTGCACGGTGGATTGGCAAATCTTTGACCATGCTGCGAAAATGTGGCGGTCAGCTTCTCGCCATCCTTCCCTACTCCACACTGGCTGCAGACACTTCGCTGTCTTATATGCTGGAAACGAAGAGAATCAATGCCTCTATGTTCTATGTGGAGAAGGAGTTCAAGCGTGACAGAACGAGACGGACGGCTCCTGAGTGGGTAATTATCCATGTCAACGTCAAGCCGGCGAACGCATATAGCCGGAACGAAGCGGATGTATTGAGCGAGAATCTTACGACTTTGCGTGACTACGAGGTTCAGAAGCCGTTCCTTCCCGATTGGCGGAAGAAGTTTCCGCAGGACATCATTGAGGAGTTTGAGCTCAAGGCTCGCATTTGCAATTCCTTCATTGGCTCCTACGAAGAGGTTAAGCCCTTTATAATGAGCGGCTCCGAGTGTTACGACCAGCCCTATGTCAAACTGGCCGTGGACGACCATCCTTGGAGGGATTCCGGCGTTGAACTTCGAATGGCGTGCTTGGAGAAGATTCGAGCACACTTTTGGAACGTTTTCATGAGCAGAGTTGCGAACACCGACTGTATGCCTGATGGACTGAAGTCCGATTATGAGCGGCTTTTTACGGAGCTGAAGGACTATGACCTCAACGACTACACGGTGAAGCGGGTACTGGAGGACATCCACAGGAAGCTGCGTAGGGGTTGCACCACTTCCCTGCTGAACCTGTTCGATAGGCTGGGGAGCATGGGAAGTAGGCAATGGTATGATGTGTACGATTACGATGCGGACACGCTATCAAGTGAGAACACCCAGAAATATTGCTCTTTCGACAAGAAACAGACCGCTGGGTTCCGTTTGGTGTTCCCGAACCTCTCCATGTATTCCTACGTCTTCGACTGTTACAGAAATGCTTTCAATCAAGGTAAAGCCGCATATGTGGTGCATGATATGGAAAGCGCTCTGCATCTTCTCAACGGTGGCAAGAATATACCTAACGCTATCGACCCGATGACTGCTGTCAACGATAATGTCACAAACGGGAAAAGCGTCGGTAAAAGTATCGCATTCACGTTCTTTACCGGTTCTTTCTATAAGAAAGGCATTCTGAAGTTGAAGTTCAAGGACTCCGCCAAACTGCTCATCGACCGGCTGAACATTTTCGTCGGTATGAAGCGCGGCTGGCTGCCTGCTGACTACGGCACCAAGCCGTATGATGCTTTGAGTAACGCTGAAAAGAAAGTCATTGACAGCTTCCAAAGCCGTGAAGAGTATGATGCAGTCGTTGCAAATCCTGATGAGTACATCATCAAGGATTTCGACATTGAGAAGCTGTTTGAAGTGCGTTAATTGTGAAAGGAGAATCATCTACTGCGAAAAGCGTCCCTGACGGGGCGCTTTTCTTTTCGACTAAAACGATTGACAAAATATCAAACTGTGGTAGTATAGAATTATAATCACGAAGCTATTTTTATAAAGGAGATTATCTCCGTTTTCCAAGTCACCATACGTAAATTCAGACAGTTATCCCAATCTTGGGGTAGCTGTCTTTTTTATATATTTTCATACATTTTGAGTTCCCGTAAGTCCTTATCACAGGCAGGGAGAAAGGAGAAAACAATGAGTATCACCAACACACGTCTCGCATACCTCTATCGTGACGCGGACAACTACAAGGTCCGGCATGAGGTCGTTTTCGCCGGCCAGATGTCGGAGGAAGAAAAGATGCGTATTATCGCCAGTCTCGATGACGGCGAATACTTCATCCCCGGCCCTCTCGGTCTGAACGACGAGCGTTTCGGCAGTGAGACGGAGGCCGACCATCCCTTCTTTGAGTTTTGCTACTTTGAGGAGACCACGCATAAGCCGACGACCGACATCGCCATCGCCGAAATCGTCAAGCGGTTCGAGGACAATGCCCATCTCTGGAAGGATTACGAGACTTCCTTGGAAGACGTTGAACTCAACGAGGTAAACGACATCAAGATACCCGCACCTGACCCTGAGGAAGACCTCTCCCTTCGCGCCAAGTCCCTCCTGTTCGAAACGCTGGAGCTGTTCCGGAAGGAAATCAGCCCCAAGTTCTCTGACTGGAAGGATGCCGACGACTGGCTGTTCAGCAGCCTGAGTATCACCAAGGACGAGCTGCAGGCTATCTACGCCGACCACGATGTGATGGTCTACGGCGAGTCTGCGGCGGATTGAGAGGCTGCTATGGGCATGGGACGAGTGCTAACATGGAAGTTTGTTATCCGCGATAGCGATGGCTATACGCTTTGTGCTGCCCCCAAAGTATCCGGCTATGCCTACTATTGGTCAAAGCTGAACCATGATGGGGTGCATCCCCTCGTGTTCAACGATAGGGCACAGGCGCAAAGCTACCTCGATGCCATGCGTCACAACGAGCCGCGCAACCTCAGATGGAGCCAATGTCGGGTCGAAGGACCGTTCATTGATTTATAAGGGTAAAAATTGAAAGGAGAAAAAGATATGTTCAAAATCATCAGCATCAACGAAACTCAGTTTTTCTGCAACGGCTGCGGGGAGGTATTCGTGTGGGAGTTTAACACCCCCGACAAGAAACCCCCTAAGGACTGGGATGGGCGGTACGACACCGCTTCCCTGTGCAGCATCAACGTTCCCGATTATCGTGGCGTGCCCGGACTGTACCCCTCCGGCTTCGACACCAAGCTCGCCGAATACGATAAGGCAAAGTACGAAGCCTTCCTGAAAGGCGAATATCAGCCTCCTGTGGAAGACATGGACTGGTACACGAAGGTGCCGCCCCTGCTGCGCTGGGGTTATTTCACCTGCTGGACCGACAGCCTGAACTTCCCCACCTACATCGCCACTGTGAACGGCCAGCCGTGTTTGCTGATTATCGCAGAGGCCGGTGAGGAGATGTCCAAAAAGGACGGAAAACGGAACGTCAGCATCCGCAAGGCGCTGATGGAGTCTGGCCGCAAGCTGGCTGAGAAGCTGAATGCGGATGAGAAGCTGAAGGAGCTGCACGCAGATGTGCTGTTCCCCAAGGACACGGATACACCGTTCTGCCAGTGGGAGCTGTACGTCGCCATCCCCGTGACAGAGAATGTCGCCTTTGAGGACATCAAGGCCGTAGCGGACGTGATGGACGAGTGCATCGACTACTGATGCCCAAATGAGGGCGGGGAAGTCCCCGCCCTCTCTTGCGAAGAAGAAAGGAGAATACATTATGACCTTTAAGTCTGACAGACCTGTCGGGCGGTACTGCATTGTGCCGAATAGTTTGGTCGTGGACTACGACAAGACCATCATCTTCCGTGACCGGCGAGGTAATCCCGTGTTCACCCTGCCCAATGGCGGGAAACTGCTGATTACCGATGGGCCTCGTGCTGAACCCAAAGTCTACACCTGCCGGTTCATCGACGAGTCGCACTTCAAGCTGGCCGCAAAGGGCGAGGGTTCTTGGCCGTATCATCACGACCAGTTCATTGAGCGTATGGAGTCCATGCGCGGCTGTACCTATCGTCCTGAAAAGTTCGACACACGGCTGGGTGTCTATCAGCGCATCTATTCTGACAGAACCCGACTGACAGAGGAAGGAAAGCCTGTCACGTTTCGTGTCATGTTGGCACAGGAGTTTGACGACTTCGAGCGCCGCTGTTATGTGTCCTACTGCCGCAGCGAGAGCGTTGTGGCTGTGTCCACCTCTATCGTGTATCCCAAGAAAGAACGCTATAAGGAGTTCATTCCTGCAAAGGAATTTCTGGAGATGCTGCACGGTGAGCGTGCGATGTCCGAAACGCTCAACAGGATGCCGCCGTTTACTGACCTCAATATTGAGTTCATGACGGCGTTCATCACCGACAACGACGAGGTTGGTCATGTGGAACCCGCCGACGAGAAAGGAGACTGAAAATGGAACGACTCACCATCCGCCTTCCTGATGGACAGGCTTGTGTTGACTGCAACCGCTGTAAGTCTGAGCGCACGGGAGAGTCTACCGATGTAAAGGAGATGTGCTCTACACTCTATTGCCGCAACCGGCTGAAAGACCGGCTGGCGGCTTTCGAGGACACTTTCCTTGACCCTGAAGAGCTGCTGACGCTCAGGCAGGAGAACGAGACCCTCCGCCGCATTCTGGGCGAGAGGTTCGGACCCGCCCCAGACGCCTCTGTACCTGAACTGGTCGGAGCCATCAGCGATAAGATGCGAGAGACAGGCGAAACCATCTACGCGCTTCGGCACGAGTTGGATGTTCTCAAGTCCACTTATCGCCCGAACTGCGTCAACTGTGAGCACATCCACAGGGATAACTTCAACTGCACAGCCGTAGGGGGGTTCTGTACCGCTGTTCCTGCTGCCCATTGCCCGAAGCTGAAGGAGCTGATGGCTGAAAAGGCGGCGTCTCAGGAGAAACAGGCGAACGTGCCCCAAAGAGACCACAGCGAGTTTCTGGAACGTTGGGCCACAGAGCTGAACAACAGAAACGAACGGAACGTTGTTCCTGCAGCTCTGAAGGCCGTCAAAGGCCTTGTAGTAGTCTATGCTGCGTCGGATGACCTCGTGGAAATCGAGGGCGCTATGACGCAGGAAATCGGCGCCTTTAACGGTGTTAAGCTGACTGCGAGTAAGACTCAAGGTTTCTTTGAGACAGCCGCTGGCGAGCCGGACATCGAGTTTCGTTGGTGCGATGACAACTCCGGCGACTCTGTCTGCCCGTGGTCTGTCATCTGCAACCTTCCCCATCGGAAGTTCGATATTCTCGATGATGAAGGGTATGTTTCCAGCGTTGGCATCGTACTGCATATCGACGACATTCCGGAGTAAGTGAGTTTCCAAAAAGTGAAAGGAGTATATTTTATGAACAAGAACGACAAGGGCTATGTTATCTGCGTCACACCTACCGGCAGCGACCTGCCATTTGTGCCCAACGTGGAGCACATTCGGAGAAGTGATTCGAGTGACCTCCCAAACCGTGCGGCGGCGCGTAAGGCAGAAAAGGATGGTATCAAAATCATCCATGATATGCCCAACGTACCGGACTGGACGTACATTGACACGCCGCAGAACCGTGAGAAAATCACCGCGTGGCTGAAGGAGCATCCTGAGATGTGCTTCAAGAAGAATGAGCCTGCCGTGTCTACGCGGTATAAGGCTACCCTTCTTGTCCCTTCCAAGGATGCCGAAATGTGTCAGGAACTGCTGGATATGCCTTGTGGCGAGGAGCATATTCCCGCTGTGGAGTCCGGTATTGGCAAGTATGCCGGTGTTCGTTGCTTCGGCCTGACGTTCCCTGATGGCTATACCGCAACCGTCACTGTTTGCTCTGATGACAAGGGATTCTATGTCAATCCCGTCCTCTGGAATGAGGAAATGTCTGATGTCATGTGTCTGGCTTCTGAAAGCGAGCTGGAGGGCATCTACACCTTTGATTACTGCGACAATGTGTATGTCATGGAAGTCGTCAAAGATACGTCCACACCGGCGCTCCACGCAACTACTATCAGAATTCCTGCTGTGGTCGCAACGAAGTATATCAGCTATATGCAGGGCGAGAATGTTCCCAACAATATCATCTATGCAACAAATGTCGTTATCGCTGAATATACCAACAAGTTTGACAACGGCTTCACCGCCGTCCTTCAGATTATCCGAAGGGAAGCTAAAGTTGTTGCGAATCTCGCACTGTATGATGCGAACGGCATCAACGTCTGGAACATGGATGATGACCGTTTGTTGCTGTGTACCAGCAGGTTCAACTACGGCAACGGCACCTACGAGGTCACAATCACAGACGAGCCGGCACCCAGCGACGAGAAGCAGGGATACTGGACGGAAATCCGTCACGATTTTCACGAGGAGTCTCCCATCGGCTACGGCGATGTTATTACCGCTGTTTCCATTGATGGCTGGCGTACTCCCGACGATGACGCTGAAGGCGAGGTCATTGCCCGTGTTTTCCTGACCAAGAAAGGTGATATGGTTATTGATTATATCAATGCCATTGCCCGTATTGATGTGCTGGCACAGGAGGCTATCGACGAAACCGTGAAGGAACTGCGCGAGCAGTTCGTCAGCGAGGAAGGCTCAGATGAGTAGACCGAAAAGAGGCGATATCATTATCGCCAAATTCGACCCCACTGATGGGGCGATGAAGTTTGGTGTTACAAGCACCCTTCTCGTCGTAAGCAACGATACGCTGCACGGAGTAACAGATTTCGTCTGGGTGTGTCCGTTGTCCTACGAAACTGAGTACGGCCCATACCATGTTATACTCGATGAGAAGACGTGTCCTCCTCGTAGCGGAACCGTCCTGTGTGAGTATGTAAGCTATTTCAACATCATGGCGAACAAGTACGATGTTGTAGGTCATCTGCCCGATGAGGTTCTCACTGAGGTACGGTCTGTCCTCTGTAACATTTTTTCTTGTTCTTAACCCGCGAAAAAGCTCCCTTCGGGGAGCTTTTTCTTTTGCCTGAAATCATTGACAAAATATCAAACTGTGGTAGTATAGAATTATAATTACGAAGCTATTTTTATAAAGGAGATTATCTCCGTTTTCCAAGTCACCTTAAAGAATCAAGACAGTTATCCCAATCTTGGGATGGCTGTCTTTTTTTATATATCTACATACATTTTTGTGTTCCCGTAAGTCCTTCAAGGCTGGGAGAAAGGAGAAACAAGTGAAAACCAAAGTTATCTTCGAGCGCACTGGCAAAAACATGGAGGCTATCCGTGAGGAAGTCATCGTCAACGGCGAAATCACTAAGGATGGTTTTGCTGTAATGATGGCAGCTACCAACGGCGATGGCACATTCGTACCGGCTGTTGTCGGTCTCCATGAGGTGAACGCCGCTGATGAGGCTGTGTATGCGAAGCTGGTCGGCATCGAATTCTGCGAAGCTAATCTCATCGCAACGTGCAGCGCGGACGTCCTCGTGGGGCGTTTCGTGAACGCGAACGGTGCGTGGGACGAGCTGCCCGTCAAGGGTCAGGCGCAGAGTGGTACTGCCCGTGTCGGCATTCCCTTTGTCTACGGACTTTACAACTTCACGCCGGTGCGTAACGGGGTGAACAAGAAGATTTCGTGGTGGATTTCCCGTCAGGGTATCGGCCACGCACTCTACTGCTTCACCTCCAACTACACCGCCGAAATCGGCTATCAGTTCCAGCACATCAGCAGCTATATCTCTATGTTCGAGGCACAGTTCGGCACCATCGACGGTAAGCCGGCGCCCGTACAGACACCTGCTGGTGGACGAAATGCGGATGATACCCGCTTCAAGGTCTACCCCAATGTAGGCCCTGCCTACATCGTCGAGGTTCCCTCTGCCGAGGTCGATAACATCGACGATTGGCTGAGTGAGCATATGGAGAGTGATGCCACCTTTGTGGAGCTGAAAAGCACCGATTCCACCTCCAAAAACACGTCCTCTGACGACAATGCCGACATCCGCGTGCGGGACATCTGCGGCGATAAGTGCCAGTGCCATGTCTACTACGACAAGGCTTCCGGCCAGAACAAGATGCGTTTTTGGCTGAGAGCTGCTTTCCCCCGTCCCGCCGATATGATTGAGGTACGCACGGCGCTGAAAGCGAACTTCGGCAGCGGCGCCGGCACTCACACCTATGATGATGGCTCCTTCGACGTCATCATTCAGAGGTTGGTGCCGTTCGCTTTCTCCAATGCGGATTTTGAGAGCTTCGCAGACAATGCGGTTACACTCATTGAGAATGTTCTGCACGCCAAGGCAACCAGTGTGAGCTGGAACGCCGGCCATTGTGAGAGCGATGATGATGTACTTCTCACTGCGGAAGAGCAGAGCATCGTAAGCCGGCAAGCGTAAGGAGGTGTCTTCAGTGAACACAGTGATTTTTCCTGAGGACGTCGCCAACGCGGTACAGTCGGCTTACCTCCAAACCGAAGACGAGGATGTCAGAAATTTGCTTTTGTCCGTCGGCGCCGAGCTTCTTGATATCTCTCCTGATGAGATGTTTGAGATGATTCGTTGACAGTTGAAAGAAAGGAGAGACAGAAATGACCCTGAAGGAGTTTGTTGAAAAAAACGGTAAAGAGAGATGCGTTAGCAAGATGAGACAGTGGCAGTCTGTTACCATTGGCTTCATCGACGCCGATGGAAAAGACGATGAGACGGAATTCGACGTATACCGCGTGGACACTTCCGCCGGTCTTGAAGAGCTGGCGCAGCTTTTCAACGATTTCTGTGCTGAAAACAATTTCCCCACGAACACGGTGCAGTCGGTTCGTGTGGTGAAGAGCGCGGACGACTACTCTGACCTTGCGTAAATGCTCTGAAAAAAAGAAAGGAGAAAATAATCATGGATTCCAAGAAAAAGACAAACAAGACTCGTTGTAGGGCTTGCCCCGCATCCGGTTTTTGCTCCGATGTCTGCTACAATAGGGATGTTCCTGATGCCACCTGTGCTCATGCCGTGAAGTACGATAAGCTGAATAAGCGTGTCGCTTCGCTGGAGGGACAGGTTGAGACGGTGAAGTTCATGCCGCTGAAGCAGCGAGACGCCGAGCTGGAAAAACTGTGGGATGAGTTCACGGATGTCCCGATGAATCCGGACACCGAGAAGATGGAGGATGCGTTCCTCCACTTCCCCGCCGGCACTCCTCGTGAAGACATCTGGCACTGGTTCGACGAACGCTATTCCAAGGGCATCGCTGCGCTGCTTTACGGTCGTGGCGAGGACAACACAGCTACCATCGCTACTCTGACTTATCGGAACGAGCTGTGCTGCGAGTGCGACTCTGAGTTGTGCGCCTTTGCGGATGCTTCCGGTATTTGCCGTGCTCCGTTCATTACCGGCGCCGCGCCGCGTATCCACGAGGATGGCTGCGACGATTTCTGCAGTAAGTGCGATGCGGGCTGCACGGCCAGCGTCGCAGACAAGACTTCTGAGGCTGGACGGTATATGGTCTTCACGGACAGTCCCTACGTCAGAGACGCTCAGATTTACTGCGGCACCATCGACGAAGATATCTATTCCGAGGAAAACGAGGATAACTGGTACGATACCAGCGGTCCTGTTCTGCTCGTTGACAGAGATTTCAAGACCCTCGATGAGCTGCGGAAAACGGTGATGAACTTCTATCCCGACATGGACCTTTGTACCCTGCGTGCCATTCGGGTCTCAGCGGAAACTGTCTGCCTGTAAGGGAGGTGCCCACAATGGATGCCTTTTTGGAAAAGCTCAAAAAGTCTTTTGTCGAACGTTTTACGTCTTTGATGGAAGACAACGGCGACTCCGTGACGGAAGCTGCGAGGATTATCGGTGTTGCTCCGGAAGCTGTCTCAACGTGGCTGCGTGGGCGTATCGTGCCGAGCATTGATTACTTCGCTAAAATTGCGGATGTTTACAATGTCTCTGTTGATTATCTGCTGGGTCAATCTGAGACCCAGCAGATAAAAGACATCCCCGATGAGGCGGCATATCCGGCTGTTCCCGCACGAGCCTTCTACAACTCGGCACTACAGCTTATGGCAAAACAGAATTCTCTCATTTCCCAACAGAATGCGTTGTTGCAGCAACAGAACGCTATTCTGAAGGCAATGCAGCAGAAGGCCACTGTTGAGAACACATCTCTGCCTTCGACAGATGTGCCTCTTGGTTTGCCATTTTGAGCAGAAAGGAGATTTTATAACCTTGGAGGGGGCTGTTGTTTGCAGCAGTCCTCTCTTTCTATACATAGTCTGTTTGACAGAGAGCGTACAAATGGGCTATAATAGAGTTGAAAATTGAAAGGAGGATACAACTATGGAAGAATTCGTAAAGGGCGTATCCAAAACTTGCCTATATGAAGACCCTCACTGTGACGAAGAGGATGCGGAAATGGACCGTCGGATTTCGTCGGTAGCCTTTGAAGCCTATCAACGGGCAAAAATGAAAGGTATTCCTGTTGCTCGCTATGATGCAGAGAAAAAGTGTGCCTATTTACTGTATCCGGATGGGAGAATCGAGTATGTCAAATGAGAAACAGCGGAAACCTTGCATTATCGTTTTCGCTGGGCCTAACGGGTCAGGTAAAAGCTCACTTACAAGTAGAGTAGATATACTACCCCCGTATATCAACGCAGACGACATCAAAAAAGAAACTGGATGCAGCGATTTGGAAGCGGCACAGAAGGCTGATGCAATGCGCTTACAGTGTGTAGAATGGGGCGAAGATTTTACCTTCGAGACAGTTTTGTCCACGAATAAAAAACTGGAATTTCTAAAATATGCAAAAGAGCATGGGTATTTCATAAAAGGCTTTTTCGTTCTTACGAAAGACGCATCCGTAAACGTACTTCGTGTATGGGAACGTGTTCAATCTGGAGGCCACGACGTACCTGAAGAAAAGATTCGGTCTCGGTACGAAAAGTCTTTGGCAAGGGTTCAGGCCTTTGTTGACCTATGCGACATCTGCCATATTTATGACAACTCCGGCTCTTCAACGGATAGAATATTCAAGAAGGCACATGGCGACACCTATAAATGCAGGGAAAATGCTTTCTGGAGCAAACAGGAAATCTGTGACCTCGTAGGCATCAAAAGCAATAATGTTGGAGAACTTCTGCTTTCCGACTATGAGAAGAAGCTCTGTAATTCACTTAATAGTGCTACTGAGACTGAGGAGGACGTAGATAGAAATGACAAGTAGCCTTGAGGTATTACGCTCTCATGCTATCTACATCAACCCGTCATTCAGCGAAAAGCCTATTAAGATACCTTCACAGATGTATCCGCTGACGGGGACAATGGAAGTGTTTAGCTACGGCAACACACTTCCATTTCCCTCAGGTGTAGAGACCGACACCATTCGACAGGCCTTCGATGCCACGGAGGTCGATGTCGGCTACTGCTATCAGAACACCCAGCGCATTCTGGACGCTCTGGTTGCCGCAGGCGTGAAGAACGCCGTTCCGTATGCCGGCTGGCTCTTCGTAGGCGATGCCGTCCCTACCCACCACAGCTTCATCGTCGTAGATGGCAAGCATATCATCGACCCTCTCATTCGATTCGATAAGATGAATCTGGAAGCCTATGCCAACGAGGATGGAACCAAGACACCGGATTCAATCCGTGGGGCTTTCACGGACGAGGTCATCGAGATGATGAAGCGTCCCCATTCCGAAGTTATGACATTCGGGCAGGCCAGTCCGTTGAACTACTATGTGGCCGCAAAATGCAAGCCTTCAGAGGCGGTGGCGCGGTTCAGAAAGCTCATGACGGCTTTTCCAAAACATCCATCATATCAGAACATCAGACCGGATGGGACAAACAAGACGCAGACGCTCTTCTATGAGAAACAAGGTAAGGATATGTACGCGCCGAAAATCAAAATGAAAGGAAATCTGTGAGTATGGATTATCCTTATATCCGTGCATGGAACAGGCTCATGAACGCCACTTCGGACGTCATCGAAAATGAAGTCGCGGCTGCCCGTAAAGAGAAGGCTCCACCGACTTCAGTTTACAAGCGTAAGGATGGTGTGTGGGAGATTTTCGAGGGAATCGTCCGTGGCGAAACGAAGCAGCAGCTTGCTGAACTTGTAGCAAAGATGGAAAAGCGCTCTAAGAAGTAATTAAAGAGGCCCGAAAGGGCTTCTTTTTTTTTGGCTCTGTAATGATTGACAAAATATCAAACTGTGGTAGTATAGAATTATAATTACGAAGCTATTTTTATAAAGGAGATTATCTCCGTTTTCCAAGTCACCATACGTAAATTCAGACAGTTATCCCGTTTCGGGGATAGCTGTCTTTTTTATATATTTTCATACATTTGTGTTCCCATAAGTCCTTATCATAGGCAGGGAGAAAGGAGAAATTCATGACTGACTATCCTAATGAAATTGCCCGTTTAGACGCACAGCGTCGAAAGAATCACGATGCCACCGCCTATGAGGAGCTTGACAAGGCCTATACCGAATCCGGTCATACCGTGTTCATTATGGCACTCAACGCCCTCATTTCGCTGGGACGTGATACCGTCGCGGCCATGGCGCATCCTGCGGCTATCGCTGCGACTATCCAAGGGAACATCTTTTCCGAGGATTTCAAGCTGGAGGTCGGACGTATCGCACTGATGATGGCAAACGCCGACATCGACGTTCTGTTGGCCGTTATTCAGCGCATAGTCGTCCCCTTCACTGACCCTCAGGGCAAGCGCATCCCGTTCCTGCACCCCAACGGCGACGAGGAGGACGTCTGCCCCGTGTGTGGCGCCGAGGTCGAATATCAGGGCGACCGTGAAATCGACTACAACGATGGTACGGAGGTGAGCTGGGAATGCCCCGTCTGCAAGGCGTTTGGCAAGGCACTGTACCACGACACCTTCCTCCAGCACGATTCTGTGATTGATGGGAATGGTGATTGCGTACACGACCGTGTCTGAGCATTCCCGCACGCTATACTCAAGAAGAAAGGAGAAAGCACCATGACCAAGAACTTCAAGACGGTCGTTGAAGCACTGAACGAGACCGGCTTCTATCTGGCCTTCTGCAATCTTGTCGTAAACAAGATTGTAAGAATCCCCATCAAGAAAATTATCTCCGCTGCGGAGGGAAACATTGATGGCATTTCCAACTGGCTGGAACACGCTGTGAAAGACGCCTGCTCCGCTTTTAATCAGGACGTTACCATCGACGACCGGATTATGAAGATGGAGGGCGAGATTCTGCGTGTCACCCATTTCTGCTTTGACCCCCGCATCCGCGAGGCTTTCAAAGAAATGGGCTATGAGCGCATCTCAGAGGTGTACGAGTCCCGTGGCATCAACATCGAGGACACCGGTATGTTGGAGAAGGTCAAAAGCGTGTTCTGTACCTACGTCTTTCTGCTGAACCAGCAGGATAAGACGCTTGGTATCGACCTCTCCGTTGTCCCTTCTGTGGGTTCCTACAGCATTCGTTTCAACGAGTGCATTCAGGACTCCATCGTATTCAAGGACGAGGCGGCAGCGAAAGCATTTGCCAAGGCAAACGGATTGGAGAAGCCGTTCATTTCCTTCTACAAGATGACTGCTTATTGGCAGCCCCTTGAGGAAGGAGATGCGGTGTGAGCACTTCTCAAACCACTTCCCTGCCGCTTGCTGCTGTCCGCATTAAAAATGCACGGCTGTCTCTGGAACTATCTCAGAGTCAGCTTGCAGAAAGGTGTGAGGTGACTCCACAGACCATCTACAAGTATGAGTCTGGGCGAGTGGAGAATATCCCCCTGAAGACTTTGGAACGCTTCGCCGAGGTACTGGGCGTCTCCCCTGCTTATCTGGCGGGCTGGACGAACTCACCTGCCGGCACCAGCGTTCTGGATATTCAGGTACGAGGAGCCACTCTGCTCTGTGCCACCTGCCCCATCTGCGGAAGCCTGAAGTTCGGCCCGAAGCACGGAAGTGCCTATGGACCCGAAGCCCGTTGCTCCGACTGCGGTACAACATTCCGTCTCGATGCCGACCAGTTTCCTCTGAAGACTGTTCGGCTTGGTATGTCACTGCTGGCCTGAGCGCCAGCTTTTTGAAAGAAAGGAGAAAAAACATGACTATCACCCGTAATATTCCGATTCCCGACCCCAAGGCCACTATCACTTTCGAAATCGAGCTGACCCGCAGCGAGCTGGAGACCGCGTATCGTGAACAGGAGCGATACTACCGGCTGATGGATGCGGAAGGCCAGCTCTGCACATATCTGGGTTTCGATGTCAGTGACTTCGACCCCGATAACGAGGACGACGCCGAGAAGCTGGAGAGCTTCAAGGAAAAGTTCGGTGACACTGAGCCGGCATCTCTGGTCGATGAGGAGTCTCCGAACTATGTGCTGAACGATATCGTCGCTCAGTTCGAGCACGATGCTGACTGCAACAATGACGTGAACTCCACGTGGCAGAACGCCGTCGAGAAAGTGCTGAACATCCTGCAGGCGCGTCTCAACTACGAGGCGGTCAGCGGCGGTGATGAGGCATGAGTATTCTGAGATTCCCTGACAAGCGTTATCTCAAGAATGCCATTTGCGGCACTGTCACGTTGCTGCCCATTGCGGTGGTAGACCCGAAACCTTGTGTTGTCTCTGCGAGGCTGTACCCGCATCGCTATGATGGTGCGGCACTGTATCGTTATATCGTAGTGGATGCGGAGAACATCGGCATTATCTACGATGACGCGCAGGGGTACGGGTACAAGAACGCTGAGGCCGCAAAACGAGCGTTTTCACACAAGTATCGCGGAATGTATCCCTTTAACTATGTGTGGCCTCCCGTGCGGGAAGCCGAATTTTACGAATAACACAGAAGCCCCTGCGTCCTCTCTTTTTGGAGAGGACGCGGGGCTGAAAGGAGAAAAAACTATGATAAGGACTGTTGAGATGCCTATTTTGCATCGTGAAATCGCGGAGTTCCTCGACCCTCGCATCCATGAGGCTGCGCCGGGAACTCCGTCGTTTGCACTGCATGGTTTTCGCATCGACGACCGCGAGTATGTGATGGACTGCCTGCCCACCGTGGGACTCATGGTGGGCTACCGCATCGTCGAGACCGGTGAACTGGTTTCAGCGCTGCAGTTCGACAAGGGTGTTTCTGAGGAAAAACAGATTTTCCATGCGTTGCTGTTTGCACCTTGTGCGAAATATCTGGCGACGAAAAACTGCGTGTCTTCCCTGCCTGACGGGTCGTATGGTGATATTGAGTGCTTCTATATCATCTACAAAAACCCTGAGGCACGATGCTGGCTGCCTCGCTGTGAGACTCCTGTCATCGGGGCCGGCAATGCCGAGCAGCGATTCACGACAGAAGTGCGGCTGAATACGATGGATGGCTTTGTAAGCTATCTGTATTTCGATTTCACAACCCGTGGCTCTTGCGGTACAAACTTCTTCAACTCCGTCTGCGAGAACGTCCAGCGTATGCTGCGTGAGGATTGGGACGCTCTGGCTG